GTGAAATTTAAGAGGGGCGCACAGTTTGAAAAAATTTGAAAATTTTCGCCTTTGGGGGGGCTATTCCCCGTCAAAGTCGGCGAACCATTTTTCTATATATTCAGCCCATTTTTCGCGCTGCGCTTCCGTCCTTGTTTCATCGTTGTATAAATGCTTTAAACATTCTTCTTTTGTTGCTTCAATGTAAATAGGTTCTGCGCCTAGTGCCATTAATTCGCGTTCCCTTTGGCTTTTAATCGCCCCGCCTGTAATTATATAAGCGCGTTCCCATTTGCCCGCCCTTGTCTTTACAGCGTCCATTAAACTATCGCGAACTATAAACGCTATAGTCTTTAACGCGTTCGGCTTTTCATATCTAGCCGCGCCCGTTATACATTCCCATATATTATCCATATCAACTATTAAATCGCTATTGCCTTTAATAGAATTAACAAAAGTGTTTTTGCCACTACACGGCGCGCCATAAACGTAATATACTTTCCTTTGCGTACAATAGCCGTAACGTTTATGTATTTCGTTATGTGACTTCTGCGAAACAATCATAATGTTATCGCGGTTTAATGAAATACTAAAATCGTTTACGTTTTGCATTGTTAACGGGATTTTATGATGTAAAACAATGTCATAGCTTTTTACTATAACTTCGCCTGTTAATTCATCTATAACGCTTCCGTTGTTCTTTTGCATACTGTCGGCTATTACTTGCGCCCTAAATTTACGCCAATCTTGCGACGTGTAAAATTGTGATAAACTTGTAAACATATTTCTTTATAACTTTATCCAGCCTGTAACGTAAAGTCCTACAGGCTTTTTATTTACGTTTGCTTTGTTATTTGTGATTCTACAACGACCGTTTGTTAATTTGCCGTCATAAATAAAATAAGTTCCGCTAATGCGCTTTGTTGCTTTATCGCTTGTCGCATTTGCATATAAAGCCGCGTTGTTTAAATTTATAGCGTCGCCAGCTTTATAAATCTTTGGTTCTGCTGCCGCTGGCGCGTTATTTGTTGCGCCTGTATATAGTCCGCGTATGTCGCCATCATTAACCCAACATAGCCCGTTATTTAATAAATACGGGTTCTTTGCGTCTACTATCTTTGTTATAACGCCGTGGTTAACTTTCATTCTGTCCGCTGGTATAGCTTCATTGTTTGGCGCTGTACTTGAACTATAGCAAGTAGAAAATATAACGTCTTCGCCTACCTTGTGCGCGTGTTCTGCTGCCTTTGGCTGTTCGCTTTGCGCTGGCTTTTCTTCTTCCTGTTCTGCTGCCGCTGGCTTGCTATTGATAAAGTCGCCATATAAATAATTCATATCTACAGCGCCGTTAATTCCGTTAACGTGTCCGCTGTCTGAATATTGCCACGCGTACTTGTTGCCGTTATAGTCTGTTTCGCTTGTATAATGCGCCAGCCAAAACGGAACGGTATTATAAAATTCATCGGTTAATTTGTTTAATCGCCAATACTTATTTGCATAAATACCAGCGGGAACAACCGCGCCGACAATTTCGCAAAATGTTTTTGCTATCTCTAAAATGTTTCCGTTGCCTAACGCTGCTACTGTCTTGTCTTCTAAATCATAAAAACAAGGCAATTCGAAGGTTTTATTTTTCATTAATCGTAACGCGTGCGCTGCTTCGCTTTGTGCGTCTGCTTTGCTTGTAGCGTATGAATATAAGTAAATCCCACACGGAATATTTAAGCGCTTACATTCGCTGTAATTGCGTTCAAATTGTGGGTCGTCTTGATATGGTTCGTCGTTGCCATATCCAGCGCGAATTATAACAAATTCCACGCCCGCCGCTTTTACAGCGTCCCAATTAATAACGCCTTGCCATCTTGAAACGTCAATCCCTTTTTTCATCTGCTGCCCCTTCTTCCTTTAATACGTTTAAATATTCGTCGGCTTGTATTGCTTCGCGTGTAAAGCTGTTATTTTTCCACCACGCTACCAGCGAAGCGCCTAAAGTAAATACATAGCTTAAAATGTCGGCTAAATCATCGTCTAAAAATGGTAGCGGATTTTTTCCCGCCATAACTAACATTTGATTTAATAAAGCCACAAATAAAACTATTGTTCGAATTATTGTATCTTGTGTTATTCCTTTTTTCATTTTATTTCCCTTCCAGCCGTGTTATTCTTTCTTCGTGGTCGTCTAAACGACTAAATAATGTTTTTATTCTTTCATCGGTCTTTATTGTTATTTCGTTTATTTTTTCTGTTCGGCTTGTCTGCTGGTTTAATTCTTGTGACAACTGATTAAACGTATTACAAAGCGTGTCTAGCTTTACATTTAGTTTAACGAAATTCTTTTCTAGTTCTAAATGCTTCGCTTCGTCGGCGCGCTTTCTTCCTGTTACGTTTAAAATAATATTTAGCATTAAACCCGCAATAACTAATAATAAACCGATTGAAATTGTTGTTGAATCCGTAATCATTTTTTATCCTTTTTACTATTTGTTATTCTTTGGCGGGTCTAATTCTAACCCGTATAAATCGTAATATCCTTGTATAGTTGCTTCGACGTATTTTTCTTTTACGTCTTCTATTGTGATTTTGCCCGCATAAATCCAGCGTGCGTAAATTCGTCCCATAGCTGCCATAATAAAACCCCCTTTTTATGCCATATCCATTAACGCTGCTTCTACATCGTCAAGACGTTCATTAATCTTTTCTGCTTCTGTCTTTTCACGGTTAACAACTTTTATTTCTATGTTGTCGTTAACATTTGCTGTTGCTGTTACATATACAGGGACAACAGTTTCAATGACTTCGCCGTCAAATGTTGCCCCCTTTAAATTTTCCGCTGTGAAAAGCTGGCGTAACGCGTCAACTTCTTTAAAATCTTTTACAACTGTAACGCAATTTAAAATTGTGCTTTCGTCTGTAAATTGTACCTTTGTTCCGTTTTTAAAAATTAATTCTTTCATTCGTTTTCCTTTCTTTATTTGTTTGAAATTTATAATTTTTGTTAGTTATTAAACACTTATCTATAATAAATAGCGATTATTCAGCAATCGGGACAAAATATGCAGATGCGTCCCCACTAAATCCACAGGTAAACACCATTCCTTTTCTTATGTAAACAGATAACACTTCATTTGGCGTACTTGTTCTAGCCAATGTAATATCATTAACAACAATAAAAGTATTAGAAGTAGATGTGTTTGACCTAACTTGTATATAGCCATCTCTATGTGCGGTGTGTGTTTGATTGCTTGCAATTGTTATCTGCGTTTCAAAGGTGTTTGATTTCATTACGGATAAATCACTATTTAACTGTTTTAATTCATTTCCCGCGTTTGTTTCTGCCGTATTATTATTATTAATTGTGTCGCCTTGTGCTATTGCGCTTGTTACTTTTCTTAACACGCCATTTAAAACTAAATAGCTACCTACTGTGTATGCTTGCGAAGCTGTAGCGCTTGTTTCTATTGTTGCTAACATTTGACGTGTTTTTATATGTTCTGTTTCTTTTGTAGCCCCTAAATTTTCGGGCGTTATATTAACGTTACCCGTTCTATATGTGCTTTCCTCGTTACCTTTAATGCCTGTAACGTTTCCGCTTTCTATCGTTTCTACAATTTCTTTATGATGGTCTGTAAAGTCGTTTGAACTTAAACCCATTCCCGCTACTTTATCAACTTTGCCGTTTAACGCTTCCTGTTTGGCTTCTTCTGCTGCCATCGCGCGCGCCTTTTCAACATTAACAGCGCTGGTTATTTCCGCTAGCTGTTCTTCTTTGTCTAACGCTTCGTATAGGTTGTTCGCTTCATCTCTAACGTATTTCACTTTATACCCCTTTCAATCCATTAAAACTATTGTCGTCGGCTATTGCCTTCTTTAGTTCCATTTCTTGACGTTTTAATTCGGTCGTTATGTTGTCTTTGTCTAACCACTCTTTATCATAATTTCTTAATAGCATAGCGCCCGCCGTTTCTGACGGCTGGCAATACCTTTGATAAATTTCTGTTTGTGGTTTTCCGTCTTTCATATAAACTTTCTTTTCTTCATAGTGAAAGCCCAACGCCTTTTTTAACAGCGCCGCGCGTATGTCAATAATTATTTTTGCACGCCCGCACGCGAAAGCGTCCGAAAACTCTTTATATTTTTTCTTGTATTCGTATATTGTGCTTTCTGCTATTCCCAGCGCGTCCGCTATTTCTTTAGTCGTCGCGCCATTTCCTACCGCTTCTTTAATTTCTTCTAAATGCGGCTTTACTTCTTTTTCATATTTACTAGGTCTTGCCATCTGATAAAGCCCCCAAAAAGAAAAAGACAAACAACATAAAGCATATTTAATTATATGCGCGTCGTTTGCCGTGCTAATTTTTATTCTAACTTAATTATATAAACTTTATGCGCCAGCTTGTCAAATGATTATTACAAACTGACGCATAATTAAAATGCTGCTGCCTTTGGTTTTATTTCTGTTCTGCTGCCGTTATCGTGTCCTATTTATCGGACGCGTTGCCGTTTCCTGTCCCTGTAATGCCTATTCTTTAAATACTTCTATTTCTATTTCTGTTCGTGGGTTTTCTTTGTCGTATAATACGCGGCTTCCATCGTGGCTTTTAATAATCGTGCTGTTATCGTCTGCCAGCGTGCCGAATTTTACTAATATGTCGTCGATTGATTCTAATAAATTTGTTAAATCGACTTTTCTTTTTGTCCCCATATAAAATAAACATTTAACATTTACCCCGAAATCTATATTTAATTCTTTAGGAATATAATAGCTGGCTTCGTATTCATACTTTTTATAGGCTTGCGAAGTCGTTATAAACGGCTTTCGCGTTCTGCTGTTATAAAATATCTGCTGGCTATTCTTCTTTGTTATAGGATTTACAGGAATAGTTATTTTAATTGTTTCCATCTTTCCCCCTTTGTTCCGCTAATATACTTTCGCGTGTGTCTTTTAATTCGCTTAATAAATCTTCTTTCGTTGTTCTTAAATCTGTTTTTACGTCTTTTATTATTGCCCGCTGGTTTCCACCCGAAACAATTTGTATAAAAATATAATTTAACGCGCTTTGGGCTAACATCGCCCATATTTCTAACTGTGTCATTCTGTCCGCCCCGCTTTGCTTTGTATAATGCTTTTTGCGTATGCTTCTAACTTTTCCCGTTTGCGTCCGTTAAATTCATTAATAAAAGCATATAACGCGTTATCAATGCCGCGGTTTATTCCTATCGCGTAACGTTTGCTTTCGCCTTCTACAAAATCATTTACGGGCGTGTAATACTTTAGCATTTTAGAAATAATTTGTTTTGCTTTGTACGTTGTCATTGTTCCGCCTTTCTGTGACTTTTACATTTTCTAGCGCCCCAATCCATACGCGTTGTTAATCTACAATCCCCGCCGTTAATATAACAACTTGTCTTTTTGCACGTTATCGCCTTTTCGGGGTCGCATAAATAAAAAACTTCTGTCGGGTCTTTGTCGTCAAATTTTATTAATTCTTCTTCCATCTGCTGCCGTTCCTTTCTAAAATAACCACATAACGTATTTAATAATAAAGCCTATAACAAATACAATAGGCAATAAACCAATTAATAAACACAATATTAAAAATAAACCGCTTAAAATAACGCTATAAATATTAGCTAATAACTTAACCGAAAAATCTATAATTCGCTTTGCTTCGTGTCCTACGTTTTTAATCTTTTCTTTCATAAATCCTTTAACCTTTCTTCCATTTCTTCAATTCGTCTTTGCATTTCGTTTTTATATTCTTCGCGCCCGTTTTGCTTGCCTAGTCGATAAACCCCCGTACAAACAATTACACCAGCAACAATTAATATAATTTCCATCGTCTAGCCCCCTTTAATATCTAGTTATCATATTTCGACGTTGCGCCCTTTTCTTCCTGTTCTGCTGCCGCTGGCTTTTCTTCCTGTTCTGCTGCCTTTTTCCCTTCTTTTTCGTCTACAATGCGTTTAACAACCGCTTTTAAATTTTCGCATAAATCCGAAACGCCATCTATGTAACCTAAATTATATTGTCCTTCCTGTTGTGCATTTTCTAGTTTAGATTCGCTAGCCATTAACGATATAACGTTATATGCTGCGCTTTCCATTTCTTTTAAAATTTCTTCGTGTTCTTTTGTAATATACATTTTTAAATATCCTTTCTATTTTCTTGTTATTTTTTGGTTTAATGCCTTCCCGCATTTTTTACACAAACAATACGCGTTAATAAATTCAAAATCACAATCAAGGTCTACAACCATAAAATCGTGCCCCGTCTTTTCGCACAGCGTCGCTTCATCTGCTGGCGCTGGCTGTTTTTCCTGTTCTGCTGCCGCTGGTTTTTCTAACAATGCAAATAACATTGTCATTTTATTTTCTGTTTTTTGATTTACTAGTTCAATTTGTTTAACTTCGTATCCTTCTTCTATTGCTTTGTTAATTTCTTTGTCGAAATCTTCGTTGTAGTTTGCTTGATACCATATCGTTTTTATTATTCCGTTCATTTTTACCGCCTTTCTTTACTTTGTGAACCACGCCCACACGCCTATAACTACTACTATTGTCGCTATTATATATATTGTCATTTTGTCGCCCCTTCTTTTATGTAATCAAAAATATTCATTTGATTTTTATTTAATTCGTTGTTTTCCTGTTCTTCAATTTGTGCGTTTATCTTTTTCGCTTCTTCCAGCGTTACGCGTTTGAACTTCGCCCCGCAACCGCCGCAATAACTTTTTTTATAGTTATTTAACGCCCCGCACACGCCGCATATAATTAAATCTTTTTCGTTGCTTCCAAAGCTGTTATTATCGCGTAAAACTGTGACTACAGGACGCGTTATTACTTCTTCTTTTACGATAAATTCGCCCGAAAACGGGGCGCGTTTTAATTCGTTCATTCTTCTTCCCCCTTTTTATCATTAAACTTTATAACATAATTTCTTAATGCTTCAAACGGGCTTCCGCCTTCTGACATAAAATAAAAGTCTATTCCGTTTGTGTTTTTCTTAAATAAATATAATCTTTCTTCTAAATAAATATATTTAGTATTTCTTTTTAATTCTTCACATACGGGTTCGGGTAAATCTAACCAGCAAACGCGTTTTAAATCTTTATATAATTCGTGTGCTGCTTTGTACTTTTCTATAATTGACATTCTGTTTTTTCCCTTTCTATAGTCCTAATTTGTTTTTTAATTCGCTATAATCGTTCCGAAGGTTTGCGCGTCTTCTATCTGTTCCGCTAACTTCAAACGGTATACACATATCATACAAACGGCTAAATATTCTTTGTCTGCTGGTGTCTGCTGCCTTTGATATTTCGTCGCTGGTTAGATTCGTTGTAACTATTAACGGCTTGTTAGCCCTGTAACGGCTATCTATTACGTTAAATACTATTTCTTGCATATATTCCGTGTCGCGTTCTGTCGCCAAATCATCTATAACCAGCAAATCATATTTATTTAAACTGTCTATATATTCTTGTTTTCCTTCAAACATTCCGCTAATTGTATTCGCCAGCCGTGAAAAATTCGTCATTAAACACGGGCGCCCTTCATCAATTAAAGCGTTTGCAATACAGGCGGCGGCGTATGTTTTACCCGTTCCGACGCCCCCAAAAAATAATAAACCTTTTCCGCGTTGCTTCATTTCGGCGAAATTTTCAACGTAATTTTTAGCCACGTTAGTTAATTTCGCGTTTTGGGCGTCGTCATTGTCAAACGTCCATTGTTTCATTTCGCCTTCTAAAAATCCGCCGTCCCTTAATCTTTTAACGTTGGCTTTAAATTCTGCTGCCTTGCGTTCCTGTTCTTCCTTTGCGCGGCGTTCTGCTTCGCATTGACACAAACAAAACGGCTTCTTTTTCACGCCTAAAAATTCTACTTCTACTTGTTTCGCTGTGTGACATTTCCCGCAATAATACAGCCCGTCTTTTAAATAGTCGTCTTCGTTTATCGGGTTCGCCTGTTCTGCTGCCTTTTCCAGCTGGCTAAATGTTTTGTTAAAATCCATCTTTAAAACCTTCTTTCTATACGTTAATTTCCTTCGTCGTAAATACTTTCTAACAGTTCAAACGCCCTTCTTTGGGCTGCTGCCTTGTTACCTTCGTTTAAATTCAAAATATAAAATACGCCATTTTCACTAAAAACACGGATTCGCGACGCTGTGTTTTTTGTCCGCTGTTTCTTTAAAGCCTTTACAAGTTGTAAATAATCTTCGCTTTCTGCTGCCTTTTCTTCCGCTTCGCTTTCCAGCCGTTCTAATATGTATTTTGTATCAACGCCGCCCGCTAAAAATTGCGCCCATTTAGACCCGAAAAATTTTGTTGTTTCAGTTAGAACGCGACCGCTGGTTATATGTTCTATATATGCCTTTCTAAAATCTTCGGCAGCTAGCGCCATAATGCCCGCTATTAATTCTTGTAGCTGGTCGTCATTTAATTTAATTTCCTTCATCTGCCCCGCTGTCCTTTCTAACTTGCGCCCAAAAATCCGCGCTTTCTTTTGTTGTGTCTTCGTTAATAGCTATTCCGTTCTTCCCACGCTTGCTATTGTCACTAAATCCAAAGCTATTACGTTCCCACGTTCTAACGGCTGCCTTCCAATCTTTCATTTTGTTACGCCCAACGTGCCAGCCATTAGCCGTATAATAATTAAACCATCTTTCCGCGTCTACTTTGTTATTACGTTCTAAACAATAGGCTTTAACGTCTTCTAGTGTAGGCGGGACAAAACGTTTACGTTTTTCCCCCTTATTAACTGTATTATTAGATGTATTATTAATAACTGTATTATTATTGTGGAAATTTTCTTCCATAGGGGTATGGAAATTATTTTCTATAGGGTTAGGAATATTTTTTCTAGGGGTATGGAAATTATTTTCTATAGGGTCGTTTAAATTTTCGTCGGTTTTAACAAGTTCTTCTATAACGTCTTTGTTAATTATGCTAATATAACGCCCTTTAATTTCCTTTGTGTCTTTGTCTTTAACAATTTTGACGTGAATATAACCCCTTTTAGCTAATAAACTAACCCAGCTAGAAGCCGTTCTATTTGTTACCCCGTATAAATCCGCAAAATAATTATTTGTAGCCCAGCAATAGCCGCGTTCGTTACATAGTGCCGTTATTTCGCCATACAATAAACGCGCTGTCGCTGGTAGTTCCGCGTCATATCTAACGTTAGCGGGTATGATTGCAAAATAATTTCTAGTTGTTTTTTCTTCCATCTGCTGCCGTTCCTTTCCTTTCAACCTTTGCCGTCAATGATTTTTATATATAAATAATCGCCGTAATTTAAAACCCATTGTCGCGCGTCTTCTTCTGACGGCTGCCAAACGTCTACGCTTTGCCCGTTAATAATGATGTCGCCTATTCCGTCGCCGTCTGTATCAATTCCCGCGCCTGTATCTAATATTTCGTAATAGCCTATAAAATCGCCTATGTTTCCGTATTCGTCTATTTCATATAGCGCCGCTACCTTTCCCAGCCAATCGCGCCGACCCGCTACAATTCCGCTTCTTGTTTGCTTTCCGCTGGCTGTTGTTCCTGTTGTTGTGTAAACAGTACAACGCATTTTTACGGGTTCTTCGAAGGGGTCGCCGTTTACAGATTCTAAAGCCATTGTTTTTATTGAAAACAAAATAATAAATAAAAACAAAATTATAGTAAATATAGCTAGTCCGTGTTTTATATTAAACTTTTTCATTGTTACGCCTTTCGTTTCTGTTATAATTTAAAGGGGTGTTATATAACGCCTTTTGTTATATGTTTTTTCCCTTCACATAGGCGCGCCGTTTTTGGCGCGTCTTTTTACGTTGATTGCGTCTATTTTCGTTTTTAATTGCTTTCGTGGGTATTTGTACCCCTAAACGCTTAAAATTGAAAATAAGGCAAAATAAACGCGTCCTATGATGTCTTTTTCTTTTTCATTAAAATGGTTTCGTACCCGTTTATAATATTTTCTAAAGTTTTAATTGTCTTTTGATACTTTAGAATTGTTAGATTTTTATTTGCTACCGCTTCTGTTAGAACTTCAATAATTAAATCTTGCTTTTCTTCTTTAGTCATTTTGTAATTTCCTTTCGTACTTCGTTTAAAATTTCTTCGTAAAAACTTGTTAAATCGGGTATAGTTTCAACTTCTTTAAATTTAGTTATAAACTTTCTGACGTGTTTCTTTTTGTTTTCCGTCTTCATTTTTTAAAATCGCCCACGTTTCCGAATCAGTTAAATTAAATTCCTTTTGTAATCGCTGCCAAAAATCGAAACGCCCGTCCCGCGTTCCTAGTTCTATTTGTGAATATGCGCCGCGCGTAACTTCCAGCCGTTCGGCTATCTGTTCTTGTGTCAAATTGTGGCGTATTCTTAAAGCAATTAACGCCGTTCTTTTCTTCATCGCTTCACTTCCTTTCTTTTTGTAACGTTTTGACGCATTTATAATAAATCATCTATTTTTTAATTACAAGTATTGCCAGCTAATAAATAAACATTTCGGCACTTTAAACAAGCGCTATATATACTTTTTTAGATATTTTGTACATTTTGCGTTGCAATATGACGCAAAACATATTATACTAAATCCCGTAATATTCTACGGCGGCGGTTCTGCTGCCTTTATCCCAATAAAAAGGAATGATTAAATTGAATAACATCGGCGCAAAACTTAAAACGCTACGACTTAATAAAAAATTAACACAACAAGAAGTCGCGGACATTTTAGGCGTATCGCGTGCGACTATTTCCAACTATGAAATTAACAGGCGTTCGCCATCATTAAAAGAATTACAACGGCTGGCGGCTTTATATAACGTCGGGCTTTCATACTTTGGAATTAAAAACATAGAAGAAACTAACGATTTATTAACGCGTGCTAAATCCTTGTTTTCATCTGACGAACTAGACGACGACAAAAAGCACGAATTATATATAGACTTAATGGAAATTTATTTACTTTGTGTAAAGGGGCTAAAAAAATAATGAACAATAAACGCGCTGTAATCTATATTCGTTTTTCATCTAACAAACAAAGCGAAAGTTTTTCTATTGAATATCAACAAGACGAATGTAGAAAATTTATAGAACTAAAAGGCTATACGCTTGTTAAAGAATATGTAGACAAAGCGAAAAGCGGTAAAAAGGTAGCGGGGCGCGAAGCGTTCGACGAAATGTTACGCGACGCAAAACGCGGAATTTTTGACAAAATAATAGTATTTAGCTTTTCGCGTTCCTTCCGTAATACGCGCGACGCGTTAAATTATAATCACGACTTATACGAAAAACACGGAATAGTTATAGAATCCGTAATAGAAAGAATAGATATGACCGACCCACACGGAAAATTTAGCGGTACTAATTTATTTGCTATGCACGAACTACAAAGCGACATAATTGCCGCGCACGTTAAAAGCGGTATGTATGTGGCAGCACAACAAGGCTATTATTTAGGCGGTAACGTTCCCTTTGGTTATTCCCTGTATGAAACAGGCGAATTTACACGCGGAAAAGCGCGCCGTAAATTTCAAGTAGACGAAAACGAAAGTTATTATATTAAACAGATTTACGAACGCTACGCCAACGGCGCCAGCCTTCGCGAAATAGTCGATTATTTAAACGATAATAATATTAAAGGTCGTTCGGGCGGGTCTATGACCGTTCAAACAATTACAGGAATATTGCGGAACGAATTTTATATAGGAATACGCGACGTAAATATAAAAGGCTATGACAAACTAAAAATAGAAGGCAAAACGCCCGCTATAATTGATAAAGATTTATTTGCACGGGTTCAAGTGATACACGAAAAGAACGCCGAACAAACTAAACCACGCCAAACAAAACGGCTTTACGCTTTAACGGGTAAAATCTTTTGTAAATGTGGGGCGCACTTTTTCGGGAACTATAGAAAGTTTAGTCACGGTCGCCACTACGCGTATTATGTTTGTTCAAATAAAAAAGGGTCGCGAACGTGTGACGCGAAAGACATTAGAAAAGATATTTTAGAAGAATACGTTTTACAGGAAATTAAAAAGCATATTTTAAACCCTGTAGCAATTAAAGAAATAGCGGTTAAAATTTCACATTTAGCAAATGCACAAAACAATAACGAAATAGATATAAAAAAATTGACGGCACGAAAAACCAAAATTTTAAATATCTTAAAAAATGCAAAACGTGAACAATTAGAAAATGATTTACCGATAGAAATTTATAACGAACTGTCCGCCGAATATTTCGACGAATTAAAAAGAATAGAAAAAGACATTTTAATTTATAAAGCGTCTGTAGATTTTGAAATAACGCCCGAAAATGTAGAAGCGTATTTAACCAGCTTTTTAAAAGCCGAAACGCATAACGACAAAGCATTAAAACATTTATTCGACCGCTTTGTTAATAGAATCGACATAACGGACGACGACGTTATTTTAACGCTGGCTGTCTGTCCTGTTAGTAGGGATAGCGTCCCGAACGGGCAACCACATTTTAAATTATCCCTAAATGAAAAGCGTGCTAAATTCTTTAACCAGCGAATATAAAAAAGGCGGGGCGCTTTGCCCCGTCCTTTATCTATAGCAATTCCAATTTACATTTTTATAAATGCTGCCAGCTAGTCGCTTTAACTGTGTTAATTGTCTATCGGTTAATTTTCCGTTTGCTTTGTAATATCTTTTAAAACTTTCTATGTATTCGTAACCTTTAACAAGTTGGTTATATGGTTCGGTTTTTGGGTCGCTTTTAGTCTTTAGCATATCATTTATTAATTCGTCTTCTGTTTTATATAGTTCCGTCCATTTCATAACGTACCTTCCTTTCTTTGTGGGGGCTTGCGCCCCCGCTGGTTAATTAAATATAAAATTTTCTTGGGCTGTCTTCGTTGCTGTCTATCCATTTTTCGAAGGCTTCGCCGTTTCTTTTTTCTAGTTCGTCCATTATCCAGCCGCGAACCGTTGGTATGTTTTCATCGTTTACAAGTTCTGTTAATTCAAAGTCTTTAATTAAATCGCTTGTGCTTCTTTCTGATATTAATTTCTTTGCTTTTTCTGTTGCTGTCATTGTGTTAATTCCTTTCTTGTTTGCTTTATTTCCTGTTCCTTATGATATAAGTATATACTTATATATAGTTTTTATCTATTCGCATAATGCACAAAGATTATATGATTTTGTTGTGCATTTTTGACAAACAAAAAAGACGCCTATAAAAAGCGCCTTTCTTGTAATGCTAAAAAAGAAGAACTGATTTACAGAAAATATTATAACACTTTTTACGGCGTTGTAAATTCTTGTACCCAATAAGAACCATACGAACCGCCCGTAACATAACCAACGCCCAGCGATTTATAATTAGCGTTTAAAATGTTGGCGCGGTGTCCGCTGCTGTTTAGCCAATCTGTCATAACGGCGTTGGCGTCTTTCTGCCCCGCTGCTATGTTTTCGCCCGCGCTGGTGTAATGTCTGCCGAACGTTTGTAACATTTGAAACGGCGACCCGTAACGCGCGCTATCGTGTGAAAAATAGTTATTGTCGCGCATATCGGCAGCTTTAACGTTTGCTATCTTGCATAGTTCAACGTCAAGCGTTAAAGGGTTTAAACCAGCTTTCGAACGTTCCGCGTTAACAATCGCTAAAACGTCGCGCGCCTGTTGCGTTATGCCTTCGGCTGCTGGCGTTTCTGTCCCGTGGTTAATATTATCTGCTTTAGAACTTTCTTTCGTTTCTTCGCCCGTGTTTCCTTCGGGTAAATAAACTTTGTCGTTCGGGTGTATTAAATGCGGGTTTTTGTAATGCTTATTCGCTTCTAATACATCAAAAAAATGTATCTTGTAACGTTTAGCTATTTTGTGCATACTATCGCCAGCTTTAACGTTACAATGTGCCGCCAATGCTGGCGAACTAAATAAAAATACGGTTAACAATATGGCAACAACGTGTAGAAAAGATTTATTATGTTTCATAAAAATAATTTGCGCCGTTCTGCTGCCTTTTATTCCATCTTGTAGATAAAAATTTTTGTTGATAATGTTTATAACTTTGTTAATAAGTCTATATTATTAACAATCCCTATCAACTTTACTAACAAAAAAGGCGCGCCCGCTGGCGTGCCTTCTTTGCTTCGTTTTAAGGAAAGAGAATTGAAAAATATAAGTATAGGGTTACTTGCTATATTTACATTATAATTATTCTAAATTATTTTTCAAGTCCTTTAATATAAGTTCTTTTATATAACCTTGTTTGTTTTCCACTTCATCTAAACGGGCTAATATATCCGCGTCCGTCTTATTATTTAGCTTTAAACATATTTGACGCGTGTTTGCTGCGTCATATCGTCTAACCGCGTCTAAATGTCCTTTACTATTCTTTTTCATCTGCTGCCGTCCTTTCTATTACGCTTCCATCTTCTAATATAACGTATTCTTTGCCCGTTGCTGCTGTTAATAAATCTAAAGCGCCGTAAAGTCTTTCTAACATTCTTTCGTGTACGCCATTAAAACCAAATTTGTCGTAATGCTTCTTTAAATCTTGCGCCATATAGTTTACTTTGTTTAACATTTTTTCTTCCATCTTGTTAACCTTCCTTTCTTTGTTGGGGGCGTGTCGCCCCCCTGTTTATTCAATAACCACAAAATATTGTTGTCCCGCTATGCTGCCCCATTCATAAGCATTAATTTTAAGACCGTCTATAATATCTTTTTTACCGCTTATATATCCGTTTTCGTAATAATTACCTTTTAAATATTTCATAAAAATATTAAATTGTTTTTCAGTTATTCTTGTTTCGCCCTTTTTAAAGCTAGCCAAAAACACATTTTTAAACCATTCCATCTTGTTAACTTTCCTTTCTTTGTGGGGGCTTGTCGCCCCCGCCAGCTTTTCTATAATTCCATCACGCCTTTTATAAATGCTTTTTCTATTTTGTCTTTTTCTTCTGTATGCCACATATTTAATTCTAGCGTTTCACTAATCATCATACCTTCTGTAGCGTATCGGCTATTATATTCTTCGTCTAGCTTCTGTAATGCTTCGTCGCGTTTATCCAGCAACAACATTATTTTTGTTTCTTTAGTCATATTGTACCTTCCTTTCATTGTGGGGGGCTTGTCGCCCCCGCTGGTTTGTTTATAATGTTTCTGCAAATTCAATAACTTTTTCTTCTGTCATTACTTCATATTTACCGTTTACTTCAACTTCGAATAAATATTCGCTGTTTGCTACGGCTTCAATATCTAATCCGTTTAATAAGATTTTTTTAAATGCTTCTTCAAATTTCATTTTGTTAATTCCTTTCTTGTTTGCTTCATTTCCTGTTCCTTATGATATAAGTATATACTTATATATAATTTTTATCTATTCGCAAAATGCACAAAGATTATATATATTTGTTGTGCAATTTTACGCAACAAAAAAGACGCCTATAAAAAGCGCCTTTCTTGCTTCAAAGTACATTTTATAAAAGGTTTTAAATCTTAAAAAAGGAAATTAACAATTATATTATAACTTATTTCTAAAATGGTTCAAGTCCTTACATAAAACCCGCTTTGTTTGCGCGAATTGTTCCGCGTACATTCTGCCCCGCTGCCGTTACGTCCAGCGTTGTTACTGTGTCTGTAATGCTACAAAGTCCGTTGTTAGTTTGAATATTAAACGCGGCTGTTTGCTTATAGCCCGAACGCGCAACCGTTGGCGCGTTCATAGCGTAACTAATAACCACGGCTTCGCTTTGTCCGCTAGCAACGTAAACGATATTAGCGTTTTTAGTTGTTGGCGAATAGCTGTAATATTCGCCGCCTGTAATTTTTAAGAATCCAGCCGACAAAACAGGGAACGCGTTCGCGTCGTCGCCTTTTGTTGTCAAACTGACGCGACAATTTAAAAAGCTACCGCCGCGCGCTATATATCCGTTACGCGCTGTTATCCAAAAACGGCAATTTTCCGCGTAAACGCGTGTATCGTTTGCCGTGCTTGTCATATAAATATACGCCTGTTCGTTATTCATAATAACGTTAGCGTTTTTCAGATAAATATTTAAACCGAAAAAGCCAATATAATAACCCGCTGGCACGCTACAATTAAAACTAATTTGTGAACAATTAGAAAAATCTAAATAACAACGTCTATTTGTTGCCGTTCCTTTTCCCGCGCGAATCCAAATATAAGGGTCGCTAGAAGTTCCCGAACCGCTAACGGGTGCATTTGCGCCGAACGTTCCATAAATATTAATTTTTAAGTCCCTATAATCATTACCAGCGTTTAAAAATTCCTGTACTTTATTAGAAATTTCCACGTTATCGGTTGAACCATTACAAATATAATTATATTCCGCGTATGCTATGCCCTGTTCTAGCGCTGCTACTTTGTCTTGAAGTTCTGTTACATCGTCAACAACCGAAGCAACCCCGCGCCCATCTTTAGCAATAGTTAATACAATTAAAACTTTTGTTCCGCGGTTTAATGTATTTGTAAAGGTTAGCGAATTTCCCGTAACTGTGTAATCGCTATCTAAATAAGCACGCGCCCCGTTAACGTAAACGCCTAGTCTATAAGGCTTTGTAGCGTCAAACTGTGGAATAGTTATATTAACAGTTGTTCCGTTTGCTGTCATTGTGGTTAATTGTCTATATTCGACTTCTAGCGTCGTTGTGGCTATGTCGTCGCGTAATGTTTCAAACCACAAATTAAATTGATTATCCAACGAAGTAAAAAACGAATCGTCGCCGCTAGTTGAATAAACCCAGCCACAAACGTTAACGTCGCTTCTTGTATCTATAACAGTTACGCTATTCGCGTTTTGCTGTACGAATATATCCGCTAATACAAGGTCGTAAATATTTTCATTTCTTGTTATTTCGGGTTTTATCGGTTCTGCTGCCGCTACGCCCTTTAAATACTGTACGCTAACTTCGCGCGCTTCAATAGTATTATTGAAACGTAAAATAACGCGGTCGAATCTTGCGCCGCCTGTTGGCACTTCTACGGGGTCAATTTCTAGCGCTGTAGAATTATAATAATAATGTCCGTTTATCCAGCCACGCCCCGCGCCTACGCTTAAATTTAGCCCGTTTGCCGTTACTTTTAAATCGTCGTCGTGTCCGCGTAAAACGCCGTTAGAAATAACAACCGCTAAATTGTCACAATAATCTTCACTTTTATAGTGCCTGTCATAGTTTCCGCTTGCGTCTAAATACGCGTTAAAAAATCCGCTATATTCCATCTTTTAGCCCCTTTCTATATGGTTTCATATTCTGCGCTTATATTATAACCGTTTTCGTCTTCTACTTCATTTATTTTAAGAATCCTACAAACAGCCGTTTTATTAACTGTACTATCGTAAATTTTTATTAAATCGCCTAAATTATAAGTTTCGCCATAAACATAACGCCCGCTAGTTAGATTTATTTCGCCGCTAAAACTTTCTAATGTTTTAAAATCAGATAATTTTAACGCGCCATCTGCCGCCAACATTTTATTATATTCGGCGTCTGTTAACGTTATTTCCTGTCCTGTTTCTTCGTCTTTAATTGTTTTCGCCTTTTGGTTATCGTCTACCCATAATTCGCGGCGCTGGTAGCCTGTAATTTGATTTCCTACCATAGCTATAAAACGTTCTAGCCCTTCGCCCTGTCCGCCGATTATAGCCGTTGTTTTTTCTTTTGAAATATCGTAAACATAATTAGAACTAATTAAATTATCATATTCACGGCTAAACGTTAATTTTGCTGTTTGGTCTTCGCCTTGATAAATTTTATAAACAAAGTTCCCGTTGCTGTCTAGTTCCACGCGTGCGGCGTAGCCGTATTTCTTTAATAATTCGTCTGTATAGGTCAATAAATTATCGTATGTAACTTGTATTTTTGACGGCGTACCATCGCCGCCTAAAATAACCGCGTCTAAATCGGGCGTTATTTCTGCACATATAAACCCGTTAAAATTTCTATGAACTAGCGCCGAATTGACGCAATTTTCATTTACAAGTTTTACAACGGCTTGCGCTACGTTCCCGTTTAGAATTGTGGGCGCTATGCTATACGTTCCAGCTTTAACGTAAATAATTCTTTGCGACAAAAGATTTTTTGCAAAATGCCCGCTAGCTATAATAACTTCGCCATCGGTTATATTGTTTTCTATTTCGATTTTATCAATAATTCCCACGTTTTTATCATTGAATCGCGTAACAATGCGATTTTCTTTTAAATTTGTGAGATTTCGCGCGCTGGCGGGGGCGTATATTTCAAACGTACCGACGCCGTAATATTCCGCCGCCCATATAATAGACTTGTAATTATCTACAATGCCTATAATTTTACGCGTGTTAAAATCCCGTATTTCTACATACTGAATCATAATTATATATACGCCTTTCTATAGTTCAAACTCATATAAACGTTATTTATTTCGCCTGTAGCGCTGGCAATTCGAAACGTGTTATCGCCTACGTTCATTTGTGGGAACGTCGAACCGTCCATAATGTCGCCCAAAATCGAAACGCCGTTTAATTTTATGTCCTTTTCGTCTTTGCCTGTTGTAATAACTAAATGGTCTGAAGGCGCTAACGTTTTATTAACGCCAATATATACGCCGCCATCGGCGTAAACAATAGGGTTTTCTATTCCGTCTTGCGTGAATATGTCTATTGTTAGCCCTGTTGCTACGTCGCCATCATTAAAAAACGTTTGCGTATGAATTGTATTAATAGCGCCCATTACTATACCATCGCCGTAAAATGCTAGCTGGTTATTAGGTTCTGTAGTGAAATAATGTAGCCCTATTCCGTCGGCTATTTCGTCGCGCGTTATGTTTTTATCTAGCCAAAACGGATTTTGACAATAAAATTTTAATTGCATAACTAGCCCGTTAGCCCATCGCGGTAGAGAAATACTTTCTAACGTTCCGTTAATTTGTAACGTTCTTTTTTCTTGCGTCCAGCTTATGACGTGATTTAATTTAGGTTTACAAAATCGCATAATATAGCGCTTCGCTATTTCTACGTTTCCTTCTAAATACAAAGAAAGCGTAATTGTTCGCGGATTGCTGGCGACGTTGTTTATTATGTCGCCATCTGCCCCCGCTACTTTTAAAGAACTTATGCTATTTTCGTTAAAAGTTTGATTTTCAATGTTTATCAAACGAAAATAAACGTTGTTAGATAAATTTAACGTTTCTTCGTTTGGGCTTGTTAAAGTAAATGTTGCCATATTTAAACCCCTTGTAAAGCTGCCCTAACGGCGTTCGCTGTGTCTTGTCTTGTTTGGAATAATTCGTAACGGCTGTGGGCTTGCGAATAATTGTTAGTTTGGTTAACAACTACGCCCCCGTTTCCGTTTGCGTTCATCTGCTGCCCCATTTCAACCGCTACGGCTTTTATCCATTCGCGATTTTTTTCTAATGGTACTACAGCTTCCGCGCCGTCTTCGCCTATGATTGCTGTTGTTGCCCCGCGAACTACGCCACCTTTAGCCAATAATGGAATTTGCGGAACGTCAAAACGTGAAATTAAACCTTTAAACGGTTGTATTCCAGCGACGCTAACGTTTCTAATTTTGTCTAACGTGTTATTAATTGCGTTAAATGGAATTGCTACAACCTTGTTAATAGCTTTAATAATTCCATTGACAACGGTTTTAAACGCTGAAACAATACCGTCTTTAATTCCATCAAAAATTTTTCCACCAACTGAAAAAACGTTTTTAACCTTCGTCCACGCTTTTGAGAAAATATCCCCGAAAAAGTCGGCTACTTTAGAGAAAACGCCTTTAATTCCTTCCCACGCTTGCGAAGCGCCGTTTTTCAGTTTGTCCCACATTCTATCGAAGAAATTAGAAACAGGCGCTATAATTGTTTGATTGAACCAGCCCGAAACGGCAGCCCAAACGCCTTTAATTCCTTCCCACGCTAAACGCGCGGCGTCTTTTATTCCGTTCCACAAATCTGTAAAAAATGTTTTAACAGGAATGATTATATTTTCATTAAACCACGCCGAAACAATACCCCAAACGGCTTTTATTAATTCCCAACAGCCAGCCGCTAGCTGGAATATGATTTCGAAAGCTGTTTTATAAAAATCAATTACAGGCTGGAAAAATTCAATTATAGGCTGAAAAACGTTATCATTTAGCCACGTTGCAATAGTTGAAAAAATTTCTTTAATACTTTCCCAAAGTCCGCTAAAAAATTCGGTTATTCCGCCCCAAACTTCTTGTATTTTGTCCCACGCGCCCGCGAAAAATCCGCTAATAGCTTCCCACGCTGCGCCCGCGACTTCCTGTATCTTTTCCCAAAGTCCTATCCAAAAATCGCGAAAGCCTTCCGACGTATTCCAAAAATAAATAAATGCTGCTACTAGCGCGGCTATTGCTGCAATAACTAGCCCTATAGGGTTAGCGTTCATAACAGTATTTAAAATAGCTTGTGCGGCTGCTTGCGCCTTTGTCACAATGGTTAACGATTGCCAGCCTTCCTTCATTACTTTTAACGCTGTTGTATATGCTACATATCCACCAACGCCCGCCGCCATAGCTGAAATAGCGCCCACAAATTCGCTGCTATGGTCTACAACAAAATTAACAGCGTCTAACAGTTTTTCTAACATATCTACGCCGCTTCTTAAAGCTGGTTCGAACTTGTCGTAAATTGCTAGCTGTGTTCTTTCTAGCTTCGAATTTAATAACGTTAGGTCGCCGCCTAAATTGTCTTGCATTGTTGTTGCCATTTCTTCGGCTTTGCCGTTTGAATTTGCCACGGCGTCGGATAATTTATTAAAATCACTAGGCGCGGCGTTTACTACGGCTAAAAGTCCGCTCATAGCTTCTTGTCCCGCTATAGCTTTCGCGTATTGTGTTTGTTGTGTTTCGCTTAACCCATCAAAAGCCCCGCGTAAATCGCCCATTATTTCATCAAGACTTTTCATATTGCCTTCTGAATCCGTCATAGAAATTCCCAAAGCGTCCATAGCTTCGGCGCACTCTTTAGGGGGCGCGCTTAATCGGGTTAAAATGCTTCGTAAAGCTGTTCCCGCTTTTTCGCCCTTAATACCAGCGTTCGCCATTAGCCCTATTGCTACGGCTGTATCTTCCATATTGTAGCCCAAAGCGCCAACAATAGGCGCGGCATATTGAAACGTCTGTCCCATCATTTCAACGTTTGTATTCGCGTTAGAAGACGCCGCCGCCATTACATCGGCTAAACGTCCAGCGTCGCCCGCGCTATATCCCATAGCGGTTAAAGCGTCTGTTACTATGTCCGAAGTTGTCGCCAAATCCGAACCGCTGGCAGCCGCCAAATTTAAAACGCCTTCTATACCGCCTAACATATCTTCGGTTTTCCAGCCCGCCATAGCCATATAATTAAAGGCTTCGGCGCTTTCTGTAGCTGTAAATTTAGTTGTGCTTCCCATTTCTTTAGCTTTTTGGGTTAGCTTTTCTAAATCTTTACCACTTGCGCCCGACACGGCGCCGACTTTTGACATAGCACTATCAAAATTTTGTCCTACGTTGATTGTTTCGCGCGCCATATCCTGTAGCCCGTTTATAACGCTTGTTATAGCGCTACTTGCTAAATTTGCTAACGCGCCTTTAAATACAGTAAAACCGCCTTCCGCTTTGTCTGCTGCGTCTTTACTGTTGTTTAATGCTAATGTTACATCGTCTAACTTTTTTTCGTTGTCGCCTAGTTCTTTTTCTAAACTGTCAAATTCTTCTTTTAACGCTTTCGCTTCTTTAGAATTTTTCCCCATTGTTAACGCGGTTTCAGAATATTCGCGCCCCAACGCTTCCAACTTGCTTTTTTGGTCTTCAATGGTTTTTTCTAATTTTCCTATGTTGCTTTCGGTATCTTGCGAAGTGTTAGAAAGATTTTTTAACGCTTCTTTACAATCTTTTAATTCGGCTTTGTTCTTTTCCAGCGTTGCCGTTTCATTATTTATTTTTGTTCGTAAATCAACCGCCCGCGCGCTTGTAGGGTCTAAACCGCCAGCAATTAAATTTTTATATTCAGTTGTTAACGCCTTTACTTTTTCTTCTTGAATCTTGTTAGCGTTATTTAACATATCTATACGCGCTTTTACGCCGTCGGTTGACTTTTGCCAATCGCCTAACCCCGCCGCGGTCTTTTTAAATTCGCTGGCGTTTTCGCGTAACAATTTATTAGCTAGTGTTATTCCGCTTTTAAGTTCGCTAACATCAATTTTAAATTTTGCGCCTAAATTTTCCATAATTACCACCACCCGCCCGTCGCGGTCTTGTCATTAACTTTTATTCTTACTTCTTTATCTTTTCCCGTTGGCGTGTGGGCTACGTCTGCCCCTGTGTCCGTCGGGTCGTATTCGTCTTTCAAATTTAAGTAGTTAATTAATAAAATTACATCGTCTGCGTTTTCTTCCAAAATCCGAAACGGCAAAACGCCGTAAACTTTAGAAAGCGTAAATGTAAAGTTCATTAATTCGTATAAAACGTCATAAGGACGGGAAACAGATTTCCCGCCCCCGTCCTTTAAACGTTTTTTCCGTTACCAGCTTTTATATTGTCGCCTATGCTAACAATTTGATTAAAAGTATTCATAACGTCTTCATAGTCGGCGCGTTCTAGTTCTTCCTTTGTCAAACCAATAAAAATAGTTTGCAAAAAACCGCCGATTATATTAAATTGTTCTGTCATATCCTTTTTCTTTAGCGTCTGCGACGCTTCGGCAGCACGAACAAAGACGCCCCACGGGCAAACGTTCGTTGCATACTCTTTTATAACTTCGTCGTTTTCGCCGTAAATAGGTAGTTCAAATTTTGCCATTGTTTTTCCCCTTCTAAATTAATTATTCGCCATCATTAGCGCCAGCGTTAGCGGTAGCGTGTGTAAATGTTGTGTCGGGTGTTGCTACTTGTGCAAAATATTCTTCGCTTGTAGCAACGTTAGAAGATTTTCTAATAAACTGTCCCTTTGCTGCTGCCTTTACACCCTGTCCGCCGCCGTTTGTAAATTCGTGGTCTGTGTAAATGCCTGTATAAACAAGCGACATATTATTAGCGTCTGTGCCGCTGTTCTTTGTTGCGCTGGTTTCATCGGGAATATTAAATGTTCCCTTATAACGCCAACAATAACGCTCATCTTCGCCTTCGCCTTCTTCGCCTAGAATATAGCCGACCGCGAAATATTCTGTCTTGCGTGGCGCGTCTACAAATGCTTTTCTTGTGCTGTCGTAAACCTTCCCTTCGATTTCTGCTAATGTTTCATCGTTAGGAATAGCGATAGTAAATGTTACTGTGTCCGCGCCTTCTGAATTAATCACAATAGCGCCCTTGTTATCGTAATAGTGTGTATCGCTGCTTGTTTCTACGGTCTTCGAAATTTCGGCTACAGGCGCTAACGGTTTTACTTCGCCTGTTGTATAATTTCCCGCGTCGTCTACGGTTACTTTTGCAAATACAAGGTTTTTACAACCCCTAAATTCTACAGCCATAATATAAAGCCCCTTTCTTTAATAAACTTCATTGTCTTTTAATAAAAATTCAAACGCTTTCCCTGTGTGCGTCGGTTCGTCGCTTAAAACGTCTATCCCGTTTCCCGTCTTAATGAATCCAGCATTTTTTAAAGCTGGTATTAATTCTTGTTTTGGGAAAGTTTCCACGCGTTCGGGGTCTACGTCATAATACATAATAGCTACGCCGTAAACTTCTTGTGTCGCTTCGTCGTTATAAAAACTTTCGTCGTCTGCGGAATGAACAAAGAACGTTAAAAAACGTTCGGGGTATGGTTCATTTTCTGCCATTGTTCCTTGTAAATAAAAAGGCATATTAAAAGCGCCTAAAACGTTTGCAATTCTTTCTTTTATATTCATTTAAAGCCCTTTCGTTATATCTGCTAAAAAATTCTTTTGAATCTTTTTACACGACCGCGCCGCCGAACGCTTCGCATTACTAATAAAATACGTCGCTTTTTCTTGTCCGCGGTTCTGTCCTTTTTTCGTGGTTCGTCGTGGCGTTCCATAATTATAAAATAAAACTTTGTACGCGTCGGATAGTTTTTTATAATTCGGCTTGCCTTTTTGCCAGCCTGTTTCATAATACCAAACGCCCGCGTTATCGTTTAATACAGTTTCGCTTTTAATGCTTTTCTTTAACTTCGACGGCAGCCCCGCTTTTGTTGAATACTTCAATAAAGCCGTGCTAACTTCTTTTGTACATTCAAGAAAGCATTGTTTACCTTCCTTGTCTATACTTTTTCCCGCGTCTGTTAAAGCCTGTATATATTCGTCAAAGCCTTTTAAAACTATGTTTCCTGTTCCGTAGCGCTTCGCCATCTTAAACGCCCCCTTTAATACGTCTAACCTTGAATTTTAGAAATTGATTTCTTTCTTCAATGTTTTCGGGTTCGTTTATGATTTCAAATAACGCGCCATCGGTTAAACGCTTTATTCTACAATCGCTTGTAATATCGGGTCTAAACCACGTTACAATTTCCGCTGTATCTTCAATAACTAAAACGCCGTTAACTGTCTTTTCCGTGCCGCCTTTGGTTTTGAAATTACAAAAAATTGTATCTTCTATCGTGATATATTGTTTTTTATTTACGCCGTAAACACTTGTAAAAATCGCGGTTTCTATTTGTATCGGCGTTGTCATTTGTTCCGCTGCTTTCGGTCTAAACATCATTGTTAACGCTTTCTTTTGTTAATTGAATTAAACGCTGTTTAAATACTTCGGAAAACTTAACGTTTCCGCTTCCATAGTTCCACAAATCATTTACGCCTAGTAAAATACAACCGACGGACGCGGAACTATTCAAAGCGTCGTTAGGAACGCCAGCGCTTCGCATAAAATCTTTAACCGTATCAATATATACAGTTAACATTTCATCGTGAAATTCGCCCGAAATTCCTAAACCCTTTTTAACTTTTTCTAAAATTTCCGCGTCTGTCATTGTATTAAACCCCTTCTATTATGATTTTGTAGTTGTCTTTGTGGCTGGTGTAGTCACAACTACGAAGCCTTTATCTTGGTTAACGTTACCGCCTACCATAACTTCGCCGCGAACTGTTAACAAGCCTTCGCCGAATTTGTAATCGTCTGAAACGTTTACTTCGTAATTTCCAAACAATCCCAGCAAATAGCCCTTAATATCGCCATACATCATAGTCTTTGCGCTAGTTCCCGCGCCTGTAAAGGCTGTAGCACTAGAACAAATAACATAAGGAACAACCAAACCAGCGTCGCGAATTGTTCCGCGGTTAGGATTGCTGCCATCGGGTGTAATCTCATATACAGGCTTCTTATCGTCGCCGCGAACGTCGCCGAACGCGATTAAATCTTTCTTATTCAAAATCAAAGTCGCGTTGCTGCCTATGTTTTCATCGCCGCCGTAATTGAAAACGATTGTACGAAGTGTCTTATCGTCAATGTTTCCAGCAATTTCTAATGTTTCTACCATTGATTCGCTATCTGTATTTACAGCGTTAACAATACCGTAAATCTGTGACGAACCGTTACCAGCAACAATCCAGCTAGCCAACTTTTTCTTTAAAGCGATTAAAGCGCCTTCGCGTACCTTTGCTTCATACTGTAAAGGTGTTTGCTTTCTAATGTCTTTAGAAATAAAAGTCATAACTTCCAATGTGAACGGGTTAAACTGAACCATTCCAAATGTAGGGTCGCTAGGTGTTGGCGCTGTGCCATCTGTTCCCGCGTCGGCTGTCTGCCACGCCTTTACATATGCTTCCTTGTGGCTTCCCATTCCTGTCATATCTTCAACCCTTACAAGGTCTACAACCGAAGAAATAACGTTGAACGGGTCATTAATTCCGCCTACTGTGTCGGGCTTTGCAATTCCACCCGAAGCAATTAAAACGCTTCTAGCTTCCTTTGCTGGAATACTCATTCTTTCAGACTTTGCGAACGCTTGCGCGCGCTTTTCTGCGTCGTCTGCTGGCTTTCCGTTTCTCATTTCCATTGTGGCAGCCACATTTAAGCCCCTTTTGTCATCTACTAAAACATCGTCGTCAACAATAACTGTGTCGGGCTTTCCTTTGCCGCCCTTGTCGTCTGCTGGTTCGTCAATGTCTGCAATCAATCTTTCTAATTCTTCTAATTCATTCTTTACGCTGTCTAGGGTCTTACCTAGTGCCATTCTTTCTTCTTTGTCATCTGAATTAATAAGCGCGTCGTTTAATTTCTTTAGCTGCTCACGCTTTTCCGCAGCCATTTTGAGTAACTTTTCTTTAAACATTTGTTTTACCTTCCTTCATACTGTTTAATAATTGCTGTGATTTCATAGTTACGTTGTTCGCGTGGTTTTTCGCTTTCCAGCGTCTTTTTAAAGGTTTCCACCTTATCAAGACTACGCGCATATATTGACGTATCGTCGTATGCTGGCGTATCCACAACCGACACATCGAAAATACGGTCAAATCGTTTAATTGTTCTGTGTGGGGTTTCCCCTATTTCGCCGCTTACTTCTTCCCCATCTTCGGGAACTGTAAAAGCAAACGACATTTTGTCAATTAACCCCGCCTGTATTCTTTTATACATATCGCGCGCGTCTGTTGTGTCTAACAATTCGGCGCGAATTTTTAAACCTTTTTCGTCGGGAATTAATGTTAAACTTTTGTTTCTTGTGCGTGCTAAAATCGGCACAACGTCCGAATGATTGTATTTTAACGGCACGTCGCGTAAATCCGCTTTGTCAAACGCGCCCTTTTCTATTTTTTCAAAAAATCCCCAATCTTCCGAACCTATTAGCGTTTCGCTATCATATACGGCGGCGTAACCTTCAATAATCATCTTTCCCGCGTCTTCTTCGCCGTCGCGCTTTTCTATTGTAAAGTCCGTAATATTCGCGAATCGTGTTTCTTTTTGGTTTTTAAATTCACTCATTTTTTACCCCTTATTCTTCTACGTTTACTGTTTCATCGACTTTTATATTTGCGTCGTCTAACTCATTATAGCCACGTGGCGTCACGTCGCCGCCATCAATAGGCGGATAGCCCAGCATTTCGCGCGCTTCGTTCTTTGTAAAAATTCCCGCTGGTAGTCCAGCTTGTAAAGCTGTTATTTTATTTTCCATTGACATAAAAGCTATATCATTCGGATATAAAACAATTTCGTTTCCGTAACTTGCTTCACGTTCTGAAAAAATACATTTTGTGAACGCCTGTCCTAAACTCTTTACGTCTGCTTCTATCGCGTGTTCGTAATAGGCTTCTTTTTGTGCCTTCGTATAATCGCCGTTTAGGATTGCTAGGCTTGTGCCGTTCGCCCTTAATATAGTTTCATAATAAAACTTTAACGTGTCGCTATCAACTAATTTTACATCGTGTTTTAAATCCGTGTATTCGGTTTTTAAGTCTGTAAATAGTATTCCGCTTTCGTTGTTCTTTAATTTTTCTTCAAAAACTTTTCTGTCGGCTTCTACTTTTTCATCGTCTAAATATGTATTAACTTTAACTAGCCCGTTAATGCTACAACTTACTTCTACAGCCTTCGAAATACTTTGTAATAGCTTGTTGTATTCGTCCAGCGCGCGCATTAAACCAACGTCGCCAAAAGTTGAACCGCCAAAATAATCGTTAACGCCATAATCTTTACGCCAATGTATAACGTCTTCTAGCGGAACTGTAGTTATATATCCGTTTCCAAATTGAAATTGAATATAATAATTGTTGCTAGCGTCTATAATATATTCGGCTGTTGTTGGCTTTAACGGATAAAGCCCCGTATAAATTTTTTCGCCAACTTGGTTTTTATAATACATCGGATAAATAAAAACGTTCTTGTTTAGTTCTAACAGAATCGTTATTTTTTCCAAAAAATCCGCGGTTGTCATATACGCGTTAGGACGTTTTAAAACTTTAGCTATGCTGCTATCGTGTTTAACTACTACGCGCCCGCCTTTGTCTACAATATGACGCGGCTTTAACTTCTTAAATTCGTTTGCTTTACAACGAATACTTTGTACGACTATATCGCTACTATAAACGCTATCGCCGAACGAACTATAAAACGGTAAATTTCCCGCCATTGTTGGCGCGCCCTGTAATTTTGCATTTGCTGGCGCGGTCTTGTTAAATAAATCTAAAATATTCATTCGCTACCCCTTTATTTAACTAAACGTAAATATTCGCTTCTAAATCTTTGTAACGTTGCATATAAAATAATTAACGTTACGGCGCCATCAATACGGCGCGAAGGCTGTCTATTGATTTTAACACATAAAACACGCCCTAAATTATCTACTTCAACGGAACTATTCCCAAAACACCACGCGTCTACGGGATTGTTTCCATAATTTATTATACGACTTTTTAAATCTGCTTCAACTAACTTCATCGGATTCGAAAGAACGTCCTTACTTTGTTGTATTAATTCTGTTTCTATTCCGTAATCATTCATAGCGTTTATAAAGTCTTTTGAAAACTTTACGTCATACCCGCATTTTAAAACGCGAATATTGTATTTTTTCTTTAGGCTTGCTAATAAGTCCGCTACTTTGGTTAAATCGTTGTCGTTTCCGCTGCAAATAGTCATATAACCAGCGCGCGCCCATTCTTTATAATTTGCGCCCGCGTTTCTATCGTCTGAATTTTCTAGTTTGCTTTCGGGTATGAAATAATGACTAAAAATATATTTTGTATTATCCCCCGCACGCATAAACATTATTTTAACGTTTGTTAAATCCGTTGTTTCGGATAAATCGACGGCAGCCAAACAGAAACAGCCTTTAAAATCTTCTATCGTTAATTTCTTCTGTTCGTAATTATAATCACTTTCCATTAACCAGCTTTCCGCCGTGTTTTGCTTTATATTAAAATCTTTGCACAAAGTAAATACGCGTTCGGCTTTGTCTATACGGCTTTTGTTTAATCTGTCCTTTAAATAATCATATTGTTTAACAGTTCCTAACGTTGGATTTGATTTTTGCCACGTTGTCGGGTCTTGCCATATTTCCGCTTCGCTATCTTGCGTATATAGCCATATCATAACCGTGTCGTCGTCATATTCGCCAGCTAATATTTTTCGGTCGTATTCTAATTCTTTATCTAACGCGCCGTCGTTCGTAAAACCTTCCGTCGTAATAATAATTCGCTTTGGATTTTTCTTTAAACTTTGGCTTTGGTCTATTGAATTAATAATAGTCGCGTCGCGCATTTCGTGAACTTCGTCTATTATTGCAAAATCAATGTTGCGCCCTTCTTTGTTTCGGGTTTTGTCGGATAATTTAAAGACTTTTGAACCCGTTTTTTTATTTTTAATAAACGATAAATTTTTGTGTGTCCGCTTGCTTTTCGCGTCGAACAATTCGCGCATTGTGTTTATACCATCAAACAAAATATTTGCTTGCGAATCGTCATTCGAACTACAAACAATATCGCTTCCCGCGTTGCCTATCATTAATTCAGTAAACGCCAACGCGTTACACGTTTCTGACTTCGTGTTTTTTCGTGCGATTAACAACGTAGCGCGTTTAAATCTGTCGCGCCCTGTTTCCGCCATCTTAAAGCTATATAAACACTCTATAAATGCTTTCTGCCATAACATTAACTTCATCGGCTGCCCGTAAAACGGCGACTTTGTTAATTTTACGAATCGTTCCATAAATTCAATTCGTAAATTTGCTTCTTTGGTGTCGTATGTATAAATCGGGTTTTTCATATCTTCAATATACATATCCAGCGCCGTTATAAGTTCGCGCCCAGCTATTATATTCCCTTTTCGAATTTCTTCCCTGTATTCTTCTAAATATGTCATTCGTTCCGCGCTTCCTGTAACCACTTGTCGAACGCGTCGGCTTCTTCAACTGTAAATCGTGATAATGTTGTTTGTACAACCTTTAACGCGTTTAAATACGCTTGCATTGTTTCTTTATATTGCTTTCCCGCGGCTGTTATCTGCTGTAACGATTTATCGCGCTTTGATACGCGAATTTGTGGCAGCTTTCGAAGTTCGTTTAATCGTTCTTCCATAAATACCACGTCTGTTAACAACGGTTCTATAACCGCGGCTTTGTCCGCGTCTACTTTTTCGCATATGTCGCGAAGCTGTTTTAATCGTGTGTCGGTTTTCTTTGCCATTTTCATAAATCCCCGCCAAAATAAATTTAAAAATATTTGTAGTTTTCGGAATAAATTTATAAAAAACTTTATGTCCCTAAAAAAATTTCAAAAAATCTCATTTTTTTAGTTCCTGTGAAATTTAAGAGGGGCGC